TTAGTGGGATAGTCATTACCAAACACGCGGAATGGCTTATCTTCCAGAACAGCTTTCAGCAGAATAGGAACAGCGTGAGTTGGCTTCTTAGCATTGTAGCCGTGATTCTTACCAGCGCCAGCTACGTTGAAATATCGTAGCGAAACACTGTTGATACCGTGTGCGTGGAACATTGAATTGAGCATCTGCTCTGCCCACAGCTTAGTCTGTCCGTAAGGATTGTGTGGAGTAGTCTCGTGATTTTCTGAGATAGCTGTGCTCGATGATTCGTATACTGCTGCGCTGCTACTGAACACGATCTTTGTATCGTTATCCTTCGCGTAGTCGAGAAGGCGTAGCATAGAACATAGATTGTTCTGATAGTATTTCATCGGATCAGCAACGCTTTCGGGAACGACATGACTTGCAGCCATGTGGATGATAGCGTCGAACTTCTTGTAGTATGAATGAAGCCCGAAACGATTTACATCAAAGTTGAGTATCTCGACATCGAGCTTCTTAGTCCAGTCATTGATTACACGGTCAAGAACCGTAACCGTGTAACCGTAGTAGAGAAGTTCATCAACAACAGCACTGCCGATGAACCCACTTCCTCCAGTCACTAAAATATGTTTCATGCAAAGAAATCTTCAAGAGAGTTTTGATTGTTACCCTTACCGAGTTTATTTAGGACTTCTTCAGCTTCATCGGTAAGACCATTGTTTCCGAGATAGTTAGCCCACTCTTCAGTATCCCACATAGCTGGCGATACACCATTCCAATTTTCTTGCCAGAGTGGATGTTCTTTGTTGTTCTTGCGCATGTACACGAAGTTCTTGCGAGCTTCCTCGTACTTCTTCGATCCGCACTCGAGCATCGACTCGCGGAAATACATGACGACTGACATACGCTCGAATCCCTCTTCGTAGTCGAAAGCAGGACTGTTGCTGTGAATGCGATGCGCATTCATCATAATCAAGTCGCCAGCACGAATGTCAGCAGCTACGCGGAACTCAGGGAAGCAGAGATAGAAGCCGTTGTAGTTCTTACCGTTATCCAGCACAAGCAGATTACTGAAGCCACGCGGATTCTCATGTGACTCCCACGACTCACACAGATCACCAACGTCACGATGCGCAGCTGTACGGAAGTCGCGATTGATAGTCAGCGTTGTGTAAGGAGTATTACCAATCTGCCAGTCTGGTCCGAGCTGCTTCATTGCTTCCATCTGACCAGCGAAACGCACGGGAAGATTTTCTTGGAACACGTTTGAGGCAGACTCGAACAGCGGCAGCGCAGCTTCATAGAGATCGTGATGACTTGCGCTCCATCCTGTCTCACGGCAGAAAGGAATGCGAGGATAGCGATCCATGAATCCACCGACGCCAGAGCGAACGCCATTAGCATAAGTCGTATCTGAGATCATGTCATTGAGAATGTGATCAGCAGCCATCTTACGATCGTGCGGAGACTTATCTTTGTTTGCGTTATACCAGTCGTCGAACACAAAGTCTTTTGCTTTGTTCACGATCCAGATAGCACCAGCACCGATCTCACCTTTGCTCTTGTCTGCTCCAGATCCGCGACCCTGAAGAGGCTTATCAAGAGAAGTGTTATAGAGTTCCTGAAGCATATCCTCGCCAGTGATAGAAAGCGGCGAGCCCTTAACCATATACTGAATGACAGCTTTCTCGCGCTGCGTAACCCAACGACGAGAGCCTTCGCCATCAGGTAGTTTCTGATAAGCTGTGTCGCGTTCGATACCAGCAGCCAGCCCACGGTTATCTGACATGATAGCACCAGAGCGCAGCGCTTTATAAGCAGACTCAGTCATCTCTTTGCTGAACACGTTCTTGCGGAACTTGCATAGCAGATTCTTTTCGCTATGTGTTTCTCCGTTCGCAATCTGAAGCGGAGTCAGTGGCTCATACACATCTGTATCTTCTGTCAACACAAGATCATAGCAGTCATGATCTAGGAACTTTCCTAGCAGATGATCCATCTTGTTAAGATTGGAGTGTTCTAGATAGATTTTCTTAACCATGGGTTCTCCTCCTAAAACTCTTATGTGTATGTATGCTTCAGGAGATTTTCATATGTGTTGAAATAGACGTTTTCGCCGATAATCCTAGTCACATTATCGATACTCGGGAAGATAAAGATGAAGTCAACGTCAGGATTCTTGCGCACTAACCATTGAAGGTAGTTTACACGACCAGGATTGTCTCCCGCGCTCGCGCGAGTGTTTTCCCCGTAGTTGTCTGTGCCATCATACACATTAGAGAGAAGCTGACTACCATCCTGAATAAGGAAATCAAATCCAAGACAGATGATCTGATTGTATTCCATCTTGATCGCTTCACGCATAGCGTTCATGCCAGCATTACTGCGTGGGCGTCCAATGTTACATTCAGATGGTTCCCAACGTTCGTCGACTGGTGGGACGATGAAACGCTTCGATGGGAAGTCGCTCCCTTCTATCTCTGCAATAATACCATCATCAATGCTAACGAGGAAGTCAGGAAAAGACCTGTCAGGGTAATCACGATAAAGCGCATTGCAACCAAACACCGTTCCATAAGGTTTCAGTTTAGTAAGGTCGAATCCCTTGCGGCTCGTACCATTACCGATGATAAAAGCTGTGTTCATGCTACTTCTTTCTTAGTAGAACCCTTCGGACGCCCGCGACCACGCTTGACAGTAACCTGTGGCTGTAACTCTTGAAAGGGTTCTTCGTGAAAGGGTTCTTCGTTCACTACCACCTCCATGATTGGAGGAGGAACTGCTATAGGAGCAGCTACAGATTGACCCCATGCTTCCCACAGATTAGGAAACGCGATCTTAATCGCTTCAGGCATGATCTTAATCTGACGATGCTTCATGCGAAGAAGCAACTTAGCATCACGCGGATCGACTGACTCGAGAACTTGAATGAAAAGCTGCTCGCGCTTGAGTGGCTTAACTTCACGTCCTTCTGGACTATCGACGAAGTAGATCAGCTTCTTGCACTCGACATAGAAACGACCTTCCTGATCTGCTGCTTCAAACAGTGGACGATACGGTGGATCACCGTCAGGAAGCAACCACTTGACGCCTGGATCCATACCGTAGCCGAGCACAGCCTTAAGAGCGTATGAGCTATGCAGCTGCAAGAACTCAGCTTGTTTTTCTACTGTGGTTTGTGCTTCAATCTTAGCAACAATATTGGCCATGCACTTTGCTGTATCAAGCGCCATTGTCTAACTCCTTAGGTTCATATTCAATAACATTTATAAAAGATTTCTTCTGCTCGTCAGTCCAAGTCTTAAGATAGTCATTATCCTTATCAAACAACTCGAGATACTCTTCTTCAGTGATCTCGCGATGATCGATGATTGCGGTTGGATCAATATGCTTCTGACTGAACTCTTTGAACGTTGTGTCGCCTTCACGCCACACAACTTCGTCGAGCGCATCACGAACGTCGCTCTCTACTTTTACGACATAGCGAATACGAAACGATGACAGAACATCAACCATAACGAGCTTAGACATTAGATATCACCTTCTCTACGATTCTCGGAGTAATATGCGTCAAACGTACCACCAGGATAGCGAGCTTCGAGCTTCTTCACGTTTTCAGCCACAACTTCATTAGGATCGAGCTGAAGAGCATTACAAGCATTGATCCAGTACCAAATCACGTCACCAAGTTCCTTCTTGAGATGCTGGCGCGTATCTTCTGTGAATGGCTTACCCTGGAACAAAACCTTCTTCATGATTTCCTGAGCTTCGCCAGCTTCGCTTGTCATACCAATGATAGCCGTAAGCATCAACGACATGTTGATCTTATTATCCTTATCATACTGGATTTCTTTTAGCTTGTCAATGAAAACTTGAGTCTCACGGCTTTCACGACTTGTAACAACCATAACGAAATTAGCATACTTATTCAGATCAATCACTTGTTATACTCCCTGTTGTGATAGTCGAGGTCTGGCACTTCAATATCAAGTTCATGCAGTTCTTCGAAGATGGTTGGCTTACATGGATAGAACTCACCAGCGATTCCCTTGACGATGTAATCACCAATGGATGCTTTCATAACGCCTTCCAGCGTATAGATCTCCAGCATAGGAATACCGTAGATCACATTCTCTGCGAACTTACCTTCGGTAAACTCTACGATCTCATCAGTGTTCACACCAGTCCATTTGACTGCATGAATGACGGATGGCTTTTTACGATAGCGAGCGACTGGCATTAGAACTCCGAGATTGCTTCGGTCAGCTGACGAAGCCTGTGTTCAACGAAATAGTTAAAGATCTTGCTGCGAGGATTACGATTATATGTAGTGAACGCATTCATGATGTTTGACTGCAAATCCTCAGGAATACAGTCGAGATCGACCATAATCTTGTTACGGTGATAATTGCGCAACATCTCACCCTGACAGTATTGCTCAGGCTGCATGAGTGTCCACTCTTCCAGTTTCTTTTTGGGAAGAGGTTTCTGACGACCACCAGCTACGAACGTATCGTCAGCAGACAGGAAGTTAGGCACGCCGTCGCCACTATCGCCTTGCAGAATGTGATACTGCTTGAAACGTTCTGGATTCACGTCGGGCGTGATGAACTTCTTAGCGATGGGTGAGTACTGAGCAACATTATCATACTTCTGTAACTGAGCGAAGTCTTTGTCGCCTGAAACGATAAGGATCTTCTCATTCACTACACCGTGCTGACCGTAGGCGTGACACAGAGTTCCAATGATATCGTCGGCTTCCGCGCGCTCGAGGCGCAACACGGGATACGGCATGTTATTCGAGATCTCGTCGCGGATCTTGTGCAGCGCATTGAAGATAGTCGACCAATCGTGCGCGGATTTCTCGCGAGCTTTCTTACGCCCCGCCTTGTAGTGGGGATAGATCTCTCGGCGCCAGTATGAAGGACCGTCAGCACAGATAACGATCTCGCCATACTCAGCACCAAACTTGCGCTTGTATAAACGAATGCTCGACAGAACCATATGGCGAACCATATCTTCGTCGAGTTTGCTTTCATTGTTAACCAGCTGCATCATGATATTGGAAATCATGACCTGGCTGAAATCTACGAGAATCATAACGAACTCCATTGCATGATAGTATCATATACTATCTATGCGTAATTGTCAAGCGGGATCGAACTCGTCGTCGTCATTGTCTGGCGACAACTCCGCTATGGTTTTGACTGTATGTTCTACGACTTCTTGAAATGGATGATTTAGATCCATGGTCATCAGTAGGGTTGAGCGTAGGGCTTCGACGGTAAAGCCAAAGTGTTTGTCGAAGTCTTTGTTGAATATGTCGAAGCCTTGCTGTCCTAATTTATTGGCGATATGTTGAGCATATGCGTCAGTGACTTCATCGACATATGCTCGTTTCGTAGCCTCGCGAGCAGCATCATCCTCCACGGGAGAAACGAGACGAACGCTCTTCTTAGGGAAGCGCACTACATTACTTGACTGCGCGAAGGATGACGCAGAATTCGTTGATTCGTCCATTGGGAGCGTTCTCTTTGGTCTTGAGTGAAGTGAATGCACGTTCTGCTGCTTTGGCTGTGCTGCCTGTGATATTAGGCAAGACGTCTGTAGGCTTACGCAGCTTCTTCTGTAGTGAGCTCTCGTTGAAGTTCTGGAGCGTAGTCCCCTTCAGCGAGAGTCCACCATTTCCTGCGACGTAGTGAGCCAACACATTATACTTGGTGTTGAACACCCAGAGCTCAGTAGCACCAACCAGCTTCGCAGGATCGATAGACACGATCTTGAGGTTCGTATCTTCTTTCTGGAACTTGATCTTGGATACAACCTTGTCAGCTGATTTAGGTTTAGTCTTACGCGGCTTCTTAACAACTGACTTGCGGCTGTTAGACAGATACGACTCGCAGTCTGCAATGATACCAGCGAACAGATCGACTCGTTCCTTCAGCTGCTTCTTAGTGAGATATGAATACGCTTCCTTCAGCTGCGGATCAGCGTTGCGCTCTGATGCTTCGTTCAGCTCTTGGAACCAGCCAGCATAGTAGTCGATGACTCCGCGCACGTCTGTAGGCTTTGCGCTGCGATTCTTCAGCCACTCATAGAAACCTGTCAGCGATTCCGCTTCCTGGTCGATCATCTGTTCGATGTCGGTGATCAGCTCGTTCGTGTTAATCTTCTGTGGAATGTTAATCTTAGCAGCAGCCTGCTTCTGATCTTCTTCCACTAGATTCGCACCCTTACGGCACAGCTCCATGACGCGCGACTCAATCTTCTTGCGCTTCTCAGCATCTTCCCAACCCATGATATACATGCGAGCCATGGCTGCAGTCGTGCTGTTGATCTGTGCGTCAGGCAGTCGACTGAATACCTTAACAGCGACTTTAGGCATATTCACTGACTCCATGAACTCGACGATGAACTTACGTCCAGTCTTCGCTTCATAGAAATAGTTGTACCAGTTGAACGCAGACATTTCTTTAGCCCGCAGTTCACTATCACTCAAGAAACTGATATCCTCCCAAGTCGGCTCTTCGCCAAAGTGTTTGGCATCGACACCGCGTGGGAGAATAGTCTTACGTTTCTTTGCCTTCACCGACAGTAGACTTTTAGCCATAGATCGCTCCTTCACTATAACTTATCATACCACAGGTGAGGGTGATTGTCAAGGCTTGTTTGCCATCGAGCTGAGGAAATCCCGCCACTGGGCTGCACGAATATCCCAATTATAGAAGTTGTCGAAGTATGCTTTTTGGAACTTGAGGCGTTCCTGATTGTGCTCTGCCCAGTAGTCTCTGATGACCATGCTCAAGACGCCAGCGAACACATTGGCGTGCTTGTTATTGTTTTCCGTCCAGCCATACTGAACAGCGAAGTTGGCGCAAGTCTCAGGCAACGCAGCCAACGTTGGGCAGATCACGTTACAGCCAGCGCTCATAGCCTCAATCACGGAGATACCAGAAGTCTCTGGCCAGATGGATGGATATGCGTAGATGTGCGCTTTCTTCAGAGCTTCACGGATAACAGAGTTTGGTTGCCATCCATGATAGGTCATCTTGCCGTTGCGCTTGATGCGCTCGAACAGTTCCTTATACGGCTCGTCGCGAGCAGGCCATCCATAGATACCAAACGACGAGTAAACATCGAGATGGAAGTCTACGCCACGATCAGCCAGGAACTCAGCAACAGGAACGAGAAGCTCGAGTCCGCGATGAGGTGTGGTGTGATAGATTACGTTAATCGTGCCTTTAGGCTTTTCATGCTGCTCGATAGGAACGATAGCATTCTGCAGAACGATCCCCTTGTCGTATGGTACTCCAAGTCCGAGATTGTAAGTAGACTGCTGATAGTGTGATACGAATACGAGTCTCTCGAATCTGTCAAGGCTCTTAGCATCCTTCAAGTGCTGCGACTCTGGATCGTCGAACGTATCGTGAAGCCACAGAATGTTTTTCTTTGTAGTGCTTACATTGTCTTCGCGCACGCGCGAGCAGATGATATTGAACTGATCAGTCAGTTCTGTAGGCAGTCGAGCCATAAGCCCTTCGAACATCTGCTCGGTTCCGCCTTTAGAACCAATGTGTGCATACGTTCCGTTCTTTGCTGGCTCAAGATCCTTAGCCTTCGTTGCGCTTTCCTTGAGTCCAGAGATATTCAGTTTAGTCATTGATCACAATCCTCACTTCAGTAATTGAATCCAGGCGAAACGAACGCCATCCACTATTATCTATATCCCAAACGGATAGGACAGAATCGTTTTCTTTCTTCGTAGTTTCTTTATCGTTCGTAGGCAGATACTTCTCCAGCAACGTGCAGTTCATAACACGAAGAGATCCATCCTTCTTAATGAAAGAAACCTCAAGTCTGCGATTGCGAAGCATCTCACTGAGTTCACTCTTATTCCACATCATATCTTCCTTCCGATATACTTAGCATCAGTTTGGTCTGTGATATACTGCACTGCACCTTTGTTGTATGCAGGAGCAACGCGCATAGCCTTCTCTTCGATAGCACGAATAGTCTCAGGCTTCTCTTCGCAGTCGCGTTTCCACTTGTGCTCAGTGCGCAAGTCACGCTTCGCAGCTATACCGCCAGGAATGGTATTGGATAGGGGAGCTGCGTTGGATTCTACTGAGAGTGAGTAGGAGAACTTCTTGGCTGACTGTGTTGGCTTACGATATCCAACCTTAGCCAGAAGCTCTTGAGTAAGACGTTGAGACTCAATCATAGCCTGTGTTGGCTTACGGGACTTACGCTTACGCATATTGGTCGTGGTATAGTAGATAGGTAAAATAGCCATAACTGACCCCTCATTACATTATTCATTATATGCTATGGGGAGTCAGTTGTCAAGGACTTTATGTAGCCAAAATTTCTTTTAGCCTATCAGCGGCGTAAGAAGCCGCGAATGCGTTTGGCTTAACACGAGGAGTCACGTTGCACGTTCCTCTGATGTAGCCAACAGCCTGCTGAACGACGCAGCTACTGCCATGGATAATGTCGGGATTGATATCTAGATGAACTTCAGCATGACGATCACCGATAGCTTCAGCCAAATCCATATAAAGCTGCGCAACTTTATATACCTCGTTCATGAGGCGATATGCTGGTCTGTCCATGCGCTGATCGTAGTCGCGTTCTGTTTCTACGCGGCCGAACACCTTACATCCGCGTGATCCTTCATAGTGGATTACGACTGCCAGCGTGTAGTCAGCATACCACAGATCATCTTTTCCACAGTATCGCTCACTGTCAGCTCCGATGTAGATGCAAGTTGATTCTGAAGTATCACGAATAAAATCACGCACTTCATCTAGATTCATATTCTTAATCATATCACTGCTATATAGTTGTATGAGTCATAGAGAATTTTTAGGTTACGAAAATCCGATAATCTGTCTTCCTATGAACAGAGTATCGAACATTGATTTAGCTATCGCGGTAGCGAAAGCTGGATGTTTGCCAAGTATCATCATGGTAGCTTATAGCGCAGACGAAGGGAAAATCTTTCGAGAAGAAAAGTTTGTAAAAGACATATTGAAGTTTAAATCTCTAGTCGGCAACTGTAACATAATTGTGAGCATGACTGATATTTTTTTAGAAACTCATTACGAACGAATGTTCAAGATGATAGAACTTTTTAGTATCACACATATTGAAATTCTTCCTTACTATGGAAATCAGATCCGCAATCTAAAAAGAGATAAACGTTTAAAGGAAGGTTCATATGATTTAAAAAGTTATATCAACAATCTTGTGAAGATTAAGACGACAGGATGTAAGATAATTGTGAAATGTCTTGCTTATCCTATCGAACCTATTTCCGAAGCCTTAGCTAAGAATAAAGTGATTGATGCGATAATAGTCAAATGTGCCAAAGGCGCTGGTAAAGCGTCTCCGTTGCACGAAGACTTAGTTGAATTGGTAACGAAAGCTAAGAAAAGATATCCAACAGTTCACATCATAGCTTCGGGTGGAGTATCCACTTCAAAAGATGTACATGATTGTATAAAAGCTGGAGCAACAGCAGTTGGTATAGGTACGATATTCGCTCTATCGAGCGAATCTAAGGTTGACCCAGAAACTAAACAATTGCTCATATCTAAAACGAGTAAAGATATAACAGTTATCGGCAAATCTGGTCTTGGCTTGAACGCCATAGTGATTAAAGAACACGATGGACCGGACGATGATAATTTTAGTCATAGTCTTGAAATAGGCGTCAAGGGTGCTGGAGGACATCTATATATCGGACACGGAATCAATCAAGTGAATGAAATCCTTAGCGTATCCGATATAGTAAAACGTCTAACAACATAAAGTGGCACCGCTGGTAGGAGTCGAACCCACGCTCTCGGTTTTGGAGACCGGTGTGCTACCGTAACACTTCAGCGATAATTTAGAATACCCACTTTAGCCCAATAAGACCATAAGCATTATTATACTTGCTTCCGATCCCCTTGTCAAATCCTACTGTAGCTGTAACAGCCACGTTATCTGTAATCTTCTCACTTAAGGTAACACGATTACTTATAATCGTTTTGTGATCGGTGTTTGTGATCACGCGAGTTTCAATGGCAGTTTTCTTGCTGATCTCGTATCGAGCGCCAATGTATGGTGAAGCCTTTGTCGTTGAGCCATTGCGTGGCTTAGATGACAGAAGAGGGGATCCAGACTCAGTACCATCTAGTTCGCTACGATTGACAGTCACACCAACCAGTGGTCTGAAACCATAGAACGAAGTCGGCGAGTATACAGCCATGTCAGCATAGAAGTTCTTCTGATTCACTCTATTGCTATTAGCCAAAGCAAACTCAGGGATAGATACGCTTGTTCTGTGATCGCTCGAACTAAATCCTACAGCGCCTTTTATCCAAGCATATGGCTGGCGGCTCATTATGTAAGCTGTGCCGCTTGCAGAATCTGTAGAAGTCTTGGATCCCGTGTATCCGCGCGAGTCACCAGCAACATGACTGAACGCAATACCAAATGTGTTGTTATCTATAGTTCTCTGCCAACCAAACGAAGCGCCACCAAGCGCAAACTTACCGCTGATGCTTCCTACTGGAGCAGCCCACGATCCGTCTGGTGTAGATAGTGGATCGATGAGGAACAGATTCATGTTCTTGTGAGCAACTGCATCCTTCGCACCAGTAGAAGATACGCTCTTGCTTGCTGATGTTGATGCACCAAGCTCATATGTAGTGCCAGTTTGTGTTGTTGTAGTTGCAGGATTGTTTGGATCAGTGATAGTCGTAGTTGTGTTATCACTCCATGTTTGAATTACCTTTGGAGTCGAAACAGTTGTGATTGTGTATGGCGTAGCAGTTACAGGAGTCGTTGACTGAGTTACGTTGAACTGAGATCCTGTATTCGTGCTAGACACTATAACCAAACTAGGTGCTGGTGTTGCAGTCCCGAAAGTCGTTGACGAAGTAACAGTCGGTGTTGTTGGCGTTGTGCTCACGACTGTTGGATTAGATGGTGTAACAGGACCAACAGTAGGCATGTCTGGATTGTTAGGAGCAACAGCTCCGAACGTTTCACCGTTCTTTGTTACAGATCCAAGACCATCGTTGACATACAAAACTGGTGACAGAGCAGTATCACCCTGATTGAATGAAGCAAAGCCAAGACGATACGTTCCAGCATCTACAGCTTCGTAGTTGACGATCTGCCAACCAGTTGAACCATATGAGCCAGTTGAATAGTTACCTGTTCCTGGATTCGTAGCACCGAGCAGGATGTATTGTGTAAGAACGTTGTTGATCTTACCTTGATTACCACCTGTATTCACGAAAGTCGTGATCGATCCATCGTTGAACGGAACATAGTCCGTCGACGTATAGACCCAATACATCGAGAACTTCGTGGCAGCTGCTAGTGGGAAATCTTTGTAGATCCACGCTGCGTTTGTGATATTACCACCACCTTGTGGGTTCTGAGCAGCGATTTCAGCAGACAAAGCGGACACAGAATCCGCGCTCATTCCAAGCGCAGAAGTCATGTTGCTATAGGTTGCTGTTGGATTTGATGGTTGCATACCAACCATCGTGGAACCAGTATAGGGGCTGATGGTCCATGCGTTAGGACCCGCTTGAAGGTTCTGTGTTCCAGTATATGTTGTTGTACCAGCGGGACCATTAGTCCAACCGCTGGCACTTAGTGAGTAATCTTGGGCTGATGCTGTTGTTGCAAACGCAAACAAAGCCGCGAAAGCGGCTGAAATCTTATTCATCTGAATCTCCCTATGTGTGGACGATTTACGTCATCAACATCATAGCGAAGTCAATCAGTGAATGCTTTTACGGTCTATTTATATGGTGCGCCAGGAGGGACTCGAACCCCCACGGTTACCCGCTGGAACCTAAATCCAGTGCGTCTACCAATTCCGCCACTAGCGCATTATTGGAGTTCCCTTCCAGAGTCGAACTGGATTCTCAAGGATTTGCAGTCCTGCGCGTTACCGTCTCGCTCAGGGAACATATTCTGTAACAATACCAATAAC